CTTCTCCGCAAAGTCCCGCAAGTCCAGAGGGCGCGTGCCGACAAGCTTCCCGTCCTTATCCAGGATCGGTACCTGCGGCGGCTCAGCCCCGGTCACCACACGCGCCTTCATCGACGCGTAATCGGCCGCCAAGAACAAGTACGCCCACAGGAGGTTGATCGCGTCCTGCATCGGCATGACACCCTCGATCTCACTGATCGGGTCGCCCTTCAACGTGGGCCGATTCGCAAGTTCAACAACAGGCACAACACCCATCGGATTCGGCACCGGCCACCGGTCGTCACTGCCCTGGCGTGGAACCCAACCGCCCTCCCACAAGGCGTCGTCCATGCCGTCGACCGCTTGCGAAGCATGCACATCCGGGCGCGTCAACCGCTTCCGCTCGAACTTCCACACCTCATCAGGCGTGTACAGCGTCGCGTACTCCATCGAGTCGTCAACCCACGCCTTCACCGCCGCCTTACGAATGCGCGGATTCTCGAAGTCATACTCGATCTCCACGAACGACGGATGCTCGACCGTGACGATCGGGGAGCCATCCCGGTCACCCCACACGATCACGAACGACCGCTTCGACGCGAGCGTCGACACAACCCCCTGAGAGAACTGCATGTCGAACTCGTTGCGCTGCAAGTCATCCCACAACTCCGACGCCGAACGCTTCGCCCCGTTGATCGTCACACCGATGACCTTCAGGCGCTCCGCCTCAGCATTCACGACCGTGCCGCACCAGTTATCCGAGAACCCCGAATATCGGGCAGCGTTCGCCTTACGCCACTCCTCGGTCGCGAAGTTCAACGGCTGCTTACCCTCGTAATAGTCCTCAGACCGCGACACATCAGGACGACGCCCAACCAGGCGGGCATAAATCTTGTTCAGCAGGCCAACGGCAGCATCAGCGTCCACATTGGCCTCCTAGTAGTAGACGAGAAACGGTTCCTTCTCCGGCTTCTCCCCGGCAGCGATCGCATCGTTGAGGGCTTCATGGGCCAGCACATCGGACATCAGCAAGTCGATCTTCTGCGTCTCGGACGCCTTGCCGATGATGTAGCGGCGCAACCCTGTCTGCGGGTCCACGGTGCGCATCCGCATCACCGCGTTGCGCATGGACCCTTCCAAATCCGGGTCACCATCCCAGGAGAACGCAGCCTCCGGGTTGTACAGGTCCGTCCGGTACCGCTCGAGCGCGTAGTGCATCTGGTTCAGCCGGTTCGTCGCCCACTTCACGAACACCTTCTCACCAAACATCGCGGCAAGCTGGTCGATCTCCGACTCCCACAAGAACGGGTCACAATACACACGGACGAACTCGAACTCGGACCCGATCTCCGACCACGCGGCCATCACCTCAGCGCGCGGCACACGCCCGCCCCAGTCCTGCGGTCGCCAGTAGGCCTTCCGACCCTCCCCATAGATGGGGGTGAACCGATGCCCGTCCAACGTCGCCAACCTGATCCCGGTGTGGTCGTCGTTGTCGGACCCGTCGAACCCGCCACACACCCGCGTGCGGGGTTTCACCGACACCAGCACCGCAGGGGCCTTGATCTTCGGCAGCTCCAGCCACGCACCAGAGCCCGACACGATCCGGTTCCCGAAGAACCGCTCCGCATCCGCCGGATCTGTCTCCAACAACTCGGCCGCCTCAGCCTCAACAGCCGACACCGACACCCACGGAGACGCCTTGTAGTTGAACTCAAGAATCAGCCGACGCTCGGCCTTCTTCCCGAAATCCAAATGCTTCGGCGGTTCCTGAAAGTCCCGGTTGATGTCCCTCGCCCGCGACTCGAACGTCTGCTGCGCAACCGAATTCTCCGCCGGGTTCCACGCATTCGTCGTCTCAATCGCCCGACCACCCATGCCGGCAAGACCACGCCGCTGAGTCCTCGCGAGCTTATGCCCGCCATTCGACTCCAACCACAACCCGGTCTCATCCTGCGGGGCGAACGTCACACGCTGCCCCAGACGGGTACTCGCCTTCGACGTGACCGCATCAATACGGCCCCCGCCCGGAAGCCGAATGAACTCCTCACCCGTCTTCGGAATCAACTCCGACAACGGGCCAAGATCAATCATCGGCCGCAGCGCGTCATAGGTGTTATCCGTCTGATCCTCAGACGTGGCCGTGATCTGAATCAGCGGCGTCGACCACGGCCGCCCCATCGGCTCACCCGGGGCATACTCGTACACAAACCCGCACCCGCAACCAAAATCACGGCAGTCATACACCTCACCGCCGACAGCACGCCCGAACGGCACCACCGGCCCCACAGCCTCAGCACACGTGAACGCCGCCACCAACGGCGACTTACCCCACTTCTGCGCCCGAACAAGCTGCGACCGGCGAAACGCGAAACCATCAACCGGCTTCACAATCCGAGACAGATCAACCTTCGGCTTCACCCGGTAATGGGTCACCACAAACGCGAACTGCTCATCCCCAAGAAGAAACGGCTCACCCCGACCATCCCCATCCGGGATCACACAATGAGCCTCAATCCACGCCGGCACAACGCCAAGCGTGTCAACGACCTCCACTCACGGCTCCAAGCCGCGAACGAACCGACGACGCGGCCGACACAGACACCGCAGCTCGCCTATCCGCAAGCTCATCAGCAGCGAACTTCCACCGCAACTGATGCATCCCCGGCAACGACAGACCGATCTCAGCAGCCATCCTCAGCACGGCAGTCTTCAGACCCGCTGAAGCCTCGGGCTCAACGGACTCCAAAAAGGCTCGCACGTACGCACCAACCTCGAACTCAAGCCCGAGCTTCGCCCACATCACCGCCTGCGGCTTCCGCCACAACTTCCCCCACAACTCGCCCTCAGCGACGGTCATCCCATCGAGCGGGAAGTCAGGGACCGCACCCGCGTATCCCTCTGACGGCAACGTGATCCACGCCGCGTCGTCCTTCCGATCGCGACGAAGCGCATTCGGATCAGGCGCCGGACCAGAACGAGAACGAGCACCACCAGAAGGCACAGAAACCATCTCCAACCGCATCACGCGGGGCAGCATCACGCCACCACAGGAACGAACAACAGAAACGCTTGGACCCGGCCGACGTTTTTTCTGCCTCCCCGGCGGCCCTTTGTGCGCGCCCGGTTGCCCCCCTGCCCCTGGTGGTTCCGAATGGTTATTCGATGTCCTCGGGGTCGGGTCAGGCTGAGGTGTACTGGTTCGCGCCTGTGCCGTCGAAGACGGCGTGACATGGTGCGCAGCGCGGTTCGTAGTGCGACGTGTCCAGGCTGTAGGGCTGGCCTGTTGGTGACAGGCGCTCGTTGGGGTCGGTGTGCATGTATGACCAGTGTTGTGCGCGCTCACCGCAGTCCACACAGGATCGCTCGCTTGCTCGTCCACGATCAGATTGGATACGCCCATGAGCTGCCCGGTATCCAGCTTCCGCCTTACGGGGGTCGAGCAGGATGGTGGGGTCGCCGTGCCGTCGTGCTCGGTAGTAGTGCATCTCGCAGAGATCGTTTGAACGTGAGCGCGGCATGTTCATGCAATATTCGACGCGGCATTCGGTGTTGTCGGGTCGCACGTGTCGCGGGTCGCCATGGTTGCGCCAGCGGAGATAGTGCTTGGTGCACATCACGTGTCCGTGCACTCGCGCGCCGCACCCGTCGATGGCGCAGAAGAGGCGCTGGCGTCGGCGGTCAGCGGTTGGGTCGCTGTACTTCCTGAACTTCCGATAGTGCTTGTCGCAGTAACCGCGGGCGACGTGTGCGCTCTCGCATCCGGCGACTGCGCACGTACGATTGGGGGTAGTCATCATCTGCCTCCTGTGCAGGTGGTGCCAGGCCCGGCGAGTGTTGGTAGCACTCGTTCGGGCCGTTCTAGTTGCGGCGGTTCCAGCCGCCTTCTTGTCCGGGCGTGAGGGCGGTGGCGCGTGAATGGCACGACCAGCACAACCCGCGGCCGTGTTGGGGGTCGTTGGGGTTGAGGCCGAGTTCGATGAGGTCGCGTCTGCTTACCGGGTAGTGGTCTGCGACGGTGGAGGGGCGCAGGTTGCAGAGGACGCAGATGGGGTCGCGTGTGATGACGGTTGTGCGGAAGGTTTGGTGGCCTTTGGTGTTGTAGCCGCGTGAGCCTCGTGCTCTGCGTGCTGCCTTCCGGTGTTCGGGGCAGCGGGGTTGGTCAGTGAGTGTTGGGCATCCTGGGACGTTGCAAACCTTCATGGGGTCTCCATGCTGTGCGTCCGGGTTGTCGTCGATCTCGGTTCTCGATGCTTGGCCCGTCTTGGTGGTCGACGAGTGAGGGGATCGTGTACAGCACGGGTCGACGGGTGGGCTTCCACGCGTGGGTGATCATTTCGTCTGCGGCGAATCGTGTTGCTCGGTAGTTGAGCTGCGGGATCTTCGTGCAGGGGATCGCGTATGCGACGGCGTGGAGGAGCGACGGGTGTGTGATGTGGTCGCGTCCTTCACGGTCTGCCTGCTCGAGCCAGCCTGGGATGAGGCGTTGGTGGTGTCTGCTGTCGTGTCCGAGGTAGAAGGACGTGAGGTCTTCGGGGTGTTGGTCGATGAAGTCTGTTGCGAGGGCGAGGAACCCGGGGACGGGTATTGCGTCATCCTCGAGGACGATGAGGTGACCGTCCTGCGCTGCACCCCAGTTGAGTGCGCGAAGGTGGTTCCAGGTTGAGCCCAGGGTGAGCCGGTCGAGGAACAGGGCGGCGTGCAGGCTGTCGGCAAGGTCGACGGCTTGTGCCTCACGGCTGGTGTGCCC